TGCCTCAAGAAGCTCTGCCATTCTGCCCATGTCATCCGCAGCCATCTCGCCTTTCGCGACAGCGTCATCCAAGTATCCACCTATAGAATTTCCAAGGTTCATTTCTTGAACGCCTGTATCTTTGATGCTCGAGCCTCTGCCAAAAAACTTTCTCTTGTGCAGATCGTTAACAGATTTCATGATGTAAGAATTTAGCGCCGTCTTAGGGTCTTGGTATTGCTCTATTAATCTGTCGTCAATCTTTGCTACAGTGCGCTGCCCAGTAAATCCGGGCTTTGCGTCTACCACAATTGGCTTTCTTCCGCGCATGACCTGATTAATAATATCAATCCTGTCGCCAGAGCCAAGGTCATCTGCTGATTTCAGTCCTAGTGATTTTGCTTTTGCCGCGAAGGCTCTATCAATTTGGCTTTTATCTGTAGCGTTAATTGATTTAAGAAACTCTTTGTAATCTTTTAACTGGCGCGGAAAATAATTTTCTACATAACCAAGGTCTTCATACCCTGCCTCTTTTGTTAGTCTTTTATGAATCGTTCCTAGCGTTTCTCTGGCAGCTTCCATGTACTCTGAGCTATTGGCATCGTACCTGCTCATCTTGGAAACAGCGTTATCAAACTCACCGTTTGCTAGGTCTCTTGCAACAGAGCGAGCGTCTGTTTTGCTCATCTTGTCCAAGACCTGTGTCAAAGGTTTGACTTGCTCTAAATACTTTGACGAATCTGTGGCAATATTATAGTCAGTCTTTACTAATAGAGAATGCGCTTTAGGGCTAATGTTTTTAACGCCAGTTGATATAACTCCTAAAAAGTTTTCTGCCGTCTTAGACATTCCTGCTGCCGCTGATGGCGCAATGTTTGCTGCCCTAGCCTCAATAACCATGTTTGCATTTTCAACAGAGGGTACTTGTAGTTTTCTGTCAGACAAGATTAAAATTTCGTCAAGCTGTTCTTGATCGATACCGAGTCTGTTTTGAACGGTTGTATTTATTTCGTCTAGGCTTTCAACCCCTGCGGCTCGCTGTTCAAAAACAATTTCCTCAATGTCATCAAACTGTTTGTCTGCTTTTGTTTTTGCTTCGGGGGAGTTTCTTTTGATTAACGCTTTTCGCGTAGCGGGTGTAAGCGTTTTAATTACAGCAGATGTTGCGGGAGTGGCAATTGCTCCAAGCGCAGCAGCAGATGCAAGCTCCTGTGGGTTTACTTCTCCGGTTTTGGCAAGTTGTTCTAGCGCGCTGTACTCTGCGCCAAACGCAGCGCCTACTGCGGCGAGACCTTTGTATCCTTGATAAGCTTTGGATATAGGAATCAAAGTAGTAGGACTCATTAACGAGCCAATGATCGTACCCGCAATACCCGCTGCACCGCCCATGCCTTCTTGCTGAGAGGCTTCGGGATATTTTTGTTGAAGTTGAATTTCTTTTGTCCGCTCCATTACCCTTCGCCTCACATCGGGCGAAGAGTTCATGTATTGCTTGCCATAAATTTCTTCTGGTGGCGTATAAGTCAGACCCTCGCGAAGGTTAATCCCTATCTTTCCCATTGGGAATTCGCTTGCAAGATACGTTAAAGCGTTGCCAAGGTCTGTGTCAGCAGATTCGTAGGCATAAGCAAACTTATCAAATGCAGACGGCTCTTTTGATGGGAAGCTAATATTTAAAACTGCTTGCGCTTCGGGAGATATCTCGTCAAACTTTTTAGCAGCAATAAGCTCAAGGTCGGCTGTGCTGAGTGTAGATAAATCTGCCATTAGTTCACCACTATTGTTGACGAGCCATTACATTCTGTCTAGCTTTCTCAAATGCTGCCGAATTGTACGCAGAGCCTTTGGGCTTAATTTTTTGATACTCTTCAACCACTAGCTTTTGAATCGCTGCATTGTTTTGGTCTGTGACGTTTTGTTGCGCTGCGTTTAAATTAGTAAGTTTTAACAATCCGCTGCTCATTTGCGTGTAGCCTACAGGAACTTCATCTAACTTAGCGGCATCCTCTTTACTAATAGTGTCAGGGAACTGAGGAGAAGCAGGTGCAGTCCCCGCTAATTGAGCAGCAGCCGCTTGAGCCGCTGCTTCTGCGGCTTCGGGATTGTCGTTTAATGAAGACTCTCCTGCTATGTCTTGCGCCATCTCTTCAATATCTACTTCTAATAAGTCTGCGCCAGTGCCTGTAGTAATAGATGCTTCGACTAACTCTAGAATTTCGCTTGGAGTTTTGTTTATGTTGTCAGGCATGGAGCTAAATTTTCCAGCAAGTTCTAAGAGCTTTGCTTCGCTTAATTCTGGATCACCACCACCAGACCACCAGCCTTTTGTTTTAAGCATTTTGTTTAATACTGGTCGTTCCCTAGCTAACTCTAAGTAACTATCTTGCTCGCCTTTGGGTATTGGTTTAAATTCTGATTTTGGCGTTGCTCTAAACTTTGCAGATTGAATGGCAGATACGTCACGCATTCCGTCTTTTGGATCAAGCACTCCATTTTCAATCCCAGTTGCTATGGCTTCATACTCCGTACCGAGCTTTCTAACTGCCTCTGCTAATGTGGGCAAGTTTTCTCTGTAGTTCTGCGCATCAATAACAGCCTGACCTCGTTCAGAGATTTGCAAAGCAGCACTTGCTTCTTGCAAACCAGAAGCTCTCAGACTTGCTTCTTGCGTTCTGCGAGTAAGGTCTCTGTCTTCTGCTTCTGTTCTTAATCTTGCAGCTTCTTGACGCAGAGTAGCGGCGCGAAGAGGGTCTATAGACTGCACCATGTTTGCTGCTTGTAGCATGCCCGCAGGAGTAGAGGTATTTACTTTGCTCAACGCTTCTTGGAGCTTCTCCCCCGTAGTCCTTGGATCAATTCCAAGCATAGGCTGTACTGCACGGCGTAAGTCTTCGTTACGCTGTACACCTAGCTGACCTGCCATCTGAGCAAGAGGCGCTAATGCCCTAGCTCGACCTGTGAGACCGGAAGATAGCATCTGTCCCTCCATCATGCCTTGCTGTAGCATCTTCTGCTTACGCTGCTCAGGAGTATCAATGATGTCCGCGAAGAGTGATTGAATGTTAATAGCTGACATAGTTTAACCTCCTGTTAGTTTCCGAATAAACTTGACACTTTGTTAGTGGTTTCTTGTTTGGCTGCTTCAAGCGCTTGAGCAAACATTTCATTCCATCCGCTATTAAGTGTATTTGTTGTGCTTGTTTGACTGCCTGCCTGCTGACCCTTCAACAAATCAAAGAATCCTTGGAACTGCTTTTGACGAAGAGCATTAGCTAATACATTGTAGTTAAGCTGTGACTCTAGCGTAGATTCCGCAAGACCTGCGCCTGTTGTTAGACCTGTAGATTGTAGAGCAGAGGCAAGTCGAGATGCTTCTAGTTGTGGGTCAAGAGCGTCAAACAAATTCTTTTGCGGATAGTATGATGCTTCAAGCCCTTTAAAGCCTAGATCGCCTAAAGTTTGCATACGGTTTCTAGCTTCACCAAGACCCGCAAGAGTTTGATCTGACTGTAACGCTTGCTCTTGTCTTGCTTGTTCTATTGCGCTAACCGAAAGTCCTGCTTGTTGCTCGGCAATAGCTTTTTCCATTGCTAATTGCTCAGGAGTGCCACCGTATAATCCGGTTCTTACTCCTGTTCTGCCCTGCCCGTATAATCTTTCTTCCAAAGCAAGACGATCTCTTTCGCGAGAAGGCGCTAACACAGAGTTAAAACGATTAAATAATTCCTCTTCTCTTTCTGATCTTTGTCCTCGATCTTGAGTCAACATACCAATCAAAGACTCTTGCTCGGCTTGTTTTGCTGTAGGATCGCCCAAGAAGTTAAAAGCACTACCACTAAAACCTTGCAAAGAATCTTGTAACGCTTTTTCTTCAGGGCTTAGGGCAGAGGTCATGCCTGTTGCGCTAAGAGACGCAGTAGATCCGGTAGGAGTAGTAATAGCAAATGGTTTAAATTGAGACTCTTGCCCAATTTTCCCCATTAAACCGCCTGTTTCGTAGCTTGGCGGAGCATTGCCATAGACAGTGCGATAATCTTCTGCGCCTAAACCTTCAATGTCTTTAATGATTTTATTTTGTGCGACTGAGCCACCAACACCTGCAACAGCATTGCCTATTTGACCGCCGAATAAACTGCTAAAAAAATCTTCCCATCCCATTAGTAAGTACCTCCATCAATAGTATCAAAAGTAGACGTACCACTAACTGTTAAGTTAGCCGCGGTTACCGTTCCTGTAAATGTAGGAGACTCAGAGTTTGACTTGCTGTTTACTGCTACAGCAATTGCATCGTACTCAGCCCCCACTTCAGTGCCTTTGATTACTTTAGCGGGGTTACCACTAACCAAAGCATCCTTAGCTGCGAAGTTCGTTATCTTCGTGTAGTTAGACATTACACAATCCTTCCCATTAGGGCTTGAATATTAATTTCTTGCAAGGCAATTGTCTTGCCATCAACTGTGGTCTCTACGCCAACGGCTACTACTGTACCCTGTCCTGACGTATTGATTTTCTTTCGCGTTATTAGCGCAATAGAGGAAGAGTACTCTGCCTCTGTGTTAAATTCTGAGATATTGTATTGTCCCACATTCGACTTAGGCAAGGTATACGCTTGTTTCTTGTACGCACCTGAGTAGTCGTATGCCCAATTCAATACCACCGTAGCCTCAGCCCCATCAAAGGTAGTGAGATTGATTTTCTTCAAGAACTTCAAGTTAGATGTATCGCCAAAGCTAAGAGGGTGACTAAAGTAGCTAAGAAGATAACTTGTTGTTCCATCCTTAAATCCTGTGTATTGAGCAATGCCCGCACTGTTGCCAAGATATAAAGCCTCGGTAGTGGTATTAGCAAAGATTAACGGGTTAATGTGCGACCATGTAGTTGCTCTAAAACTCCCATCTTGTAGAGGGAATCGAGTATCAAAGCAATAGACCACGGCTAGTTGCGGGAAGTTCAGTAACACAAACGCCTCACGAGGCGAGTAGTGCATGCTAATGTTTCCTGTTTCTGCCGCGAAGAGAGACTTGACGTCGTTATTTACGTTCTTAGATATGTCGCCAATAGGGGCTGACTTTTCTTGGATGGTTCTCGCTAAGCTTCTAACACCTGAATCATCAAGGAATATTAAGTCTTTACCTGTGGACACCACCGCATCTCGAGACACACAACCCACATTAGAGATAGTATCCGCGAGGGTCATGTTGGCAGGGCTGTCTGCTCCTTCATAGATAACGATAGAGTTCCTGCCGAATATCACTAGGAAGCCGTTATGAGCCGCTAGCGCAACGATAGTGTCGTACCCTGTAGGCCAGAAATTAGTGATGTCAATCGAGCCTGTAGAGCCTCCTGTCCAATGTGCGCCGTTTAACAGATCAGACCAATAGATAGTAGATTTGTTGTCTGTAAAATCTGCTACCCATAACCGACCAAACGCAGCCAAGCACTCATTACCCTGTGGTGGTGTGCCTGTGGCGTGTGCGTGAGCAGACATCTTCTCCACTGTACCTGCGTGATCCGAGTACAGCAGCGGTTCTTGACCACGTTGGAACATAAACATGTGGTCATTAAACGATACAAACTTCCAGTTGTTAGCGCTGATCGTATAAGAAGAGGGCGTTGCGTCTACTAATGTTGTAGTGCCTGTAAAGATTTTGTTGTTACCTGCTGATAGGAATGTAATATCTCCATCACTAGCAACGAACTCGCCCATAGACTCAATGCCATCCGAGCTGCCTAGCACTGCGCCTCCGTTAGTAGAGATCATGCTATAACCTTTTCGCGCGGCTATTCTTCCCTCTTTATCAATCACACAGTTATCCGCAACAGCGGCAAAGCTAGGCTCTTGCGCGAGAGGTGCGTCTTGAGTATTAATCCCTGCAAATCCGGGCGCTGTGATTGTAATGCTCTGTAGTTGTTGAGCCATCTACACCACCATGTAAGTTGTTTCTAAGGGGTATCGGTTAGCGTCTACTGCAATTGCATCTGACAACGCTGATGAAGCTACGGCAAACTGTTCTGCTGCTGACTGACCACCTGTCTCACCTCTTTCGCGAAGAGCCATAGCGTAGGCCATCTGTACCACAGGATGATACGGGACTTTGATCTTAGTAGCATCTGCCGCAAGTAATGCCTGTGGTGCAGCAATATCAAACCTGAGCGTGTACACAGCGTCAGGTTGTGGATAGACCTTTACCTTAAGATCATCGTTATCATCCACTCCACTGACAATGTAATCAGTAGGCACTGCACTTGCAGGAGTCTGATTAAAGTACACGTTGTCAAAATACGGCACAGTGTTTAGCGTCAAGAATCCGTGACCACTACTGCTGAGTGCTTGTTTGATAACCGCGCTCTGACCTGAACCTGTAAGCGAATACTCGGCCTGACCAACTACCGTGGGGACTTGAATGGTGCTGCGCAATGCAGACCAATTCCATGAATCTTCTACGAACTTCTTTGCGTCATTGACTAGGTCGCCTATTAGAGCAGAGTACGAAGTCTCGCTTGTAGTAGTGACTTCATCTTCTCGTAACCTGCGGAGGACGTTATTAATTGCTTCTAAGTATGTCATCTACCTGCCTCCTGTGGATTTTAAAAATTGCTCAAACATGCCAACTTGAATGTTATCAAGATCAACAAGATTTAATCCAACCATTAATGAATCGGTAATTGGTGTCCTTTGTATTATCTGCATCATGCCTAGTGTCTCTTCCTCTTCCGGTTCTTCAGGCTCTTCGGGCTGAGGAGTTTCAGGGGTAACATTTGTATTAATAATATTAGGATTGATATTGGGATTAACGGTAACAGTTGGATCAACAGTTACATTGGGGTTAACAGTAGGATTCACGTTGGGATTCACGTTAGCATTAGCGTTAGCATTAGCGTTGGCGTTGGCGTTGGCCTGCGCGTTTGCATCGGCCTGAGCCTTTGCATCCGCTTGTGCTTTAGCGTCAGCTTGAGCCTTAGCGTCCGCTTGAGCCTTGGCATCTGCCTGAGCTTTAGCATCCGCAGCGGCCTTTGCATCTGCACTTGCCTTTGCATCTGCCTGAGCTTTTGCGTCAGCTTGTGCCTTGGCATCGGCAGCGGCTTTTGCGGCTGCTTCCGCGGCTGCTGTGGCTTCGGCCGCAGCTTTAGCGTCAGCTTGAGCTTTAGCGTCAGCTTGAGCCTTTGCATCGGCCTGAGCCTTTGCATCAGCGGCAGCTTTCGCATCAGCGGCAGCTTTAGCGTCTGCACTTGCCTTCGCATCTGCTGCTGCCTTCGCATCTGCTGCTGCTTTCGCATCTGCTGCTGCTTTG